GAGAAGAGCTGCCTCGGAAAAATACTATCAGGATCTGAGAAAAAAGCTCGATGAACGTATCCGCAGCGACAAGCAGCTTCAGAAGATTGCAGAGAAGGTCGCCAATAAGACTGCCGACTTCAATGATACGGCAAAGTATTCAGAGATCGCATCGAACCACCTTGCAAATGTCTTGCAGGAAAATATCGGAGAGATTAATTCTCCGCTCGCTAAAGAGTATGTATGCAAGGAGCTTCTGAAAGACCAGCATTCCGCTATAAATGAGCTTTTCGGAAGCGTTCAGGTAAGTATTGACGAGCAGAACGGCATCCACATCAAAACTCAAAAGCCTGCTTTCCCTCAGGAACGAGTTGACAAGGTCGCTCACGCTCTCGAAGATCCGACCGTTTCCCCCAAGACCACAAAGCGCCGTGCCGGGGCTCCGGTCGCAAATGTCTCCAAGTCATTCCACGATGACTGTGTAAAGAAAAACGCCACGTTCCGGAACGATGCAGGGCTGACCTGCTACATCATCCGTGAGGGCTCGAACTGCTGTGAGTGGTGCAGCAGTGTTGCCGGTAAGTACAGGTTCGGCACTCAGCCGGACGATATCTTCCGCCGCCACGATAACTGCGACTGCACGATCATCTATGACGGGCAAGTCCTTAGAGGACAGCTCAATCTTGACGGAGCGACACGAAACACAACTTGGCAGCAGATAGGCGATGTCCCGGCAGAATATGAGCCTACTTCTTTCACTCAGGAACAGGCAAAGGAGCTTGAAAGGCAGAATTTGCAGAGGTTCAGAGGGTTGACAAATGGAGAGAATAGTGGTAAAATTAGAAATATAGAGATAGGTGATATTAGTGCCGCTATTAAAGGCGGAACAATTCAGAAAGACGTTGCCAAAACTATTATCGACACGCTTGATGAAAGCAATAGTCGTGATTTATTCGATAGGGTTGCAGTCGTTCAGGCTGATCCAAAGATAGTTATGCAAACAGACCCAATCAAAAAAGGTACTTTCTTTGACACACAATTAAACCTTAATGAAAGCTTTTTAGGCGGTAAAACCGTTGAAGAAATTGATGCTGAATTAAAGAATTCTGACTTTACAGTAGCAAATTCATTGAGAGAAGCGGTTATACACGAAAAATATCACGCAAAGCTCATCTCAGACTTAAATCAAGATCAGCTTGAAGCACTGTATGACATTTTATCAGATTACCATATTGACGGAATCAGCAAAACAGCTTGGAAGGACGGCTCTGAGTGCATCGCGGAGGTAGGAGTTCTTTTTGAAAGAGGAGAAACCGATGATCTGCCTCAAAAGGCTAAAGATTTGTTCAACAAATACATAGGAGGGATATTATGATTAAATTAGGAGACTGTGATAACTGTAAAAACAGAACAGGATTTGAAAAAGGTCATACTCTGTGCAAGGCTTTCCCTAATGGCGTCCCCTATGAGCATACGGATAAAGACTTGAAAGCATTGAAAGAATGCAATAAAGGTATAGGCTTTGAGCCTAAGAATACAAACGAACCGTCTAAGTAATTAGGCGGTTTTCTTATACCTGAAAGGAGAAAGCGTGATAATCGCAGTTGATTTTGATGACACCCTACAGATAGCCGGAAAGCCAAATCTGCCGCTCTTCCAGTCTCTTATAGCGAAGCAGCGTCAGGGCTGTGCTATCATTCTTAATACTTGCAGGCAAGGAAAAAGACTTGATGAGGCGGTTGTTTTCTGCATGAAAAACGGATTGAGATTCAATGCGATAAACAGTAATATCCCGCAAATCGTCAAGCGCTTTGGCTATGATCCCCGCAAAATATACGCTGATGTATACATTGATGATAAAGCAATAAAACCGTAAGCACCTTCGGGTGCTCTTTTTATACCCGAAAGCAGGTGATGTATGGCAAAGCCAAATCTTCGCCCCGACCACAACGGCACTCAGCGAGCGCAGTTCGAGTCCAACAAAAAGAAGATCTATGCAACGCAGCGAGTGTGCGGTATCTGCGGCAAGCCGGTCGATTTCGGCTTCAAGTTCCCGCATCCTCTCAGCCCCTGCATAGATCACATTATCCCGGTGGCAAAGGGCGGACACCCCTCCGACATCGCCAATTTACAGCTTGCACATATGACCTGCAACCGGCAGAAATCCGACAAGCTGATGCCTAAGCAGGAGTTTGGGGCTGCCCCAGAGGTAATATCGAACAGGGTGCTGCCGCTGACATTTGACTGGAAGAGCCTATGAGCCTATAACGAAAGGAGCTGATTGCACTGGGCGAAAAGCGGACAGGCAGACAGACTCCTACTATCTCGGTAGTCCTGCCATATACTCAATCCCTCGGATCCGAAGCCGCAGCCATATATAACAAGTCCGGGCGCAGCTCGATGCCGTGGCAGGAGCTGATGCTTGAGGACATTATGGCTGTTGATGACCTCGGTCTGTGGGTGCATATGAAGTTCGGCTGGTCGATACCCAGACGTAACGGTAAATCTGAGATACTGATAATGCGAGCTGTCTGGGGCGTTTCCAACGGTGAAAAGGTGCTTTACACCGCCCACAGAACAACTACCTCCCACAATGCGTGGGAGAAGTGTGTCGATCAGCTCACTAAAGCCGGTTACATCGAGGGCGCTGACTTCAAGACCACAAAACAGTTCGGTCTGGAGCATATCGAGTGGCTCGGTGACGGCGGCGGTATCATCAATTTTCGTACACGTTCCAGTAAGGGCGGTCTCGGTGAGGGCTACGATCTGCTCATCATTGACGAGGCACAGGAGTACACCTCCGATCAGGAGAGCGCTCTGAAATACGTTGTTACCAGCAGCCCGAATCCTCAGACGCTTATGTGCGGTACTCCGCCGACTGCCGTATCCTCCGGAACAGTATTCCTCAAATACCGCCAGAACACTCTCACCGGCAAAAATCCAGACGGCGGCTGGGCTGAGTGGAGCGTTCCGAGGCTCACTGATGCTCACGATCCTGAACTGTGGTATGAGACCAATCCGTCACTGGGATATATCCTCACTGAGAGAGCTATCCGTGACGAGCTGGGAGACGATCAGGTCGACGACAATATCCAGCGTCTCGGACTGTGGATAACCTACTCGCAGAAATCCGCTATAAGCCTGAAAGAATGGGAAGAATACAAGATAGAAAAGCCGGAGCTGAAAACTCCGGTAAAGCTGTATTTTGGCGTAAAATATGCCAAATTTACAGCAAATGTCTCACTATCCGTGGCGGTAAAAACGGCTGACGGAAAGATCTTCATCGAGGTCATCGACTGCCGACCTGTCCGGGACGGCAATGCGTGGATAATCGACTATCTCCGCAGCGCAAATACCGCAAAGGTAGTGATTGACGGTGCCGGTAATCAGACCATATTGGAGGACGATATGAAAAACGCCGATGTAAAGTGCAAGCCCATACTTCCGAAGGTCTCAGACGTTGTGGATGCAAACGCCCTGTTCGAGCAGAAGCTCTTCGAGGGCAGCATCTGCCACTCCGGACAGCCCTCGCTCACTCAGGCTGTGACCAACTGCGAACACAGAGCAATCGGCAGCTCCGGCGGCTTTGGCTACACTTCCATTCTGGAGGGAGCTGATGTGTCACTCGTTGAGTCAGCAGCGCTGGCATTGTGGCTGTGTGCCGTCACTAAGGAAAAGAAAAAACAGGTAATTACTTATTGAGAGGTGCAAAATGGATAAAGAAACACTTGACAAGATCAACAAATTCACCCGCCGTCCGCTGCGTGAGGAGGAGATATATGCCTTCCCGGTCACGCTCTGCGACAATGACATCGACAGGGATAACGAGCGCTTTTCCGATGAAGCACTGCTCACTCTGAGCAAGCTTTTTGTCGGCAAGACCGGTATTTTTGACCATAATCCCACAGGTGACAACCAGACTGCCCGTATCTATGATGCAGAGGTAGTCGTCGACCCCGGCAAGCTTACCAAAGATAACCGGATATACAAATATCTGAGAGCCGAAGCGTATATGGTTCGCACGGACAAGAATGCCGACCTTATCGCCGAAATTGACGCAGGCATCAAGAAAGAAGTAAGCGTGAGCTGCTCTGCCAGCAAGAACATCTGCTCGGTCTGCGGCTGCGACAGACGTATTACCCAGTGCGAGCATCACAAAGGACAGGACGGCTGCCACGTTATCCTTGATGACATCACAGATGCCTATGAATGGAGCTTTGTAGCTGTACCGGCGCAGATAAATGCCGGAGTTACCAAGAAATACAGTCCCACGAAGGAGGAAAAATCAATGGGAACAGAATTCACACCTATCACCACTAAGGCTGAATTTGACGCTGCTGTGAAGAACAGCGTTGATGCGGCTGTCGCACAGGCTGAAAAGAAGTTCGAGGGCTGGAAGTCCCCGGAGGACTTTGCCGCACTCACAAAGGAGCGTGATGACCTCACAGCCAAGAACAAGGCTTATGAGATCGCTGCACTCAGGGTAAAGGCTGCCACTGAAAAAGGGCTCCCTCTTGAACTGGCTGACCGCCTCAGAGGTGAAACCGAGGAGGAGCTCCTCAAAGATGCCGAGGCACTTGCCGGTATCACAGCGAAATCCGCTCATACGCCGAGACATTTCACGCCCGATAACGGCAGCACAATGGACGGTATCGAGCGTGAGTTCTACGCTAAAAACCCCGATCTCAAGAATAACTAAGGAGGTATTCCACTATGTCCCACGAATTACAGACACGCTATTCCGACCTCGTTCTTGCAAAGCTCAGAAAAGAGCTCGTGCTTTCTGACGGACTTGTTTTCAACAATGACTATGAGGGTGATCCGGCTGCCGGTATCGTAAAGATCCCCGTCCGTGACACAGAGGTTACTGTATCCGACTATGACAAGGCAAACGGCATCAGTGCAACCAGCGGCTCAACAGCTTACGTTGATCTTCCGATCAATAAGGACAAGGCAGTGAACGAGGTCATTGACGGCTACGATGCCGAAGCTGTACCTGACAAGCTCATTGCCGACCGCCTTGACAGCGCCGGTTACAGTCTCGCTGCAACTATCGACAATGACGGCGGAACTGTGCTTCTTGCCGGCTCAACTCCCGTAAACATCGCATCGCTCACAAAGGATAACATCTATGACGCTATCGTTGACATCCGTGAGGGAATGAGCAGAGCAAATATCCCGAATGACGGCAAGCGCTATCTTCTCGTTGTTCCGGGAACTATGTCCCTCATCCTCAAAAGCCCTGAGTTCATCAGCGCATCTTCTCTCGGCGACGATGTAAAGAAGAACGGAGTTGTCGGCAAGATCGCAGGCTTCCTCGTCAAGGAGTGGAATGATACCACTGCTAACCTCGCAATGTTTGCGGGTCACCCCAAATTCGCAACCAGAGTTCACGGCTGGAAGGTGCCGCTCAGAGTGCAGGATCTCGATGAGTCCGGCAAGTACATCGGTGCCTGCGCTGTTCAGGGCAGAGATGTCTATGCTCACAAAGTTCTTCGCAGTGTGGCTCTCCGTGCTGTATATGCTCCCGGTTCGCTCACCGCTTCACTCGCAGCAGCTACCGGCGACAGTGCTTCCGGCAAGACCGTTGTGACCGTTACCGCAGGCAATACCGGCACTACCTACGCATACAAGGTAAATCCCTCCGTCCGTGCTACATTTGACGAGACCTCGTCTGCTTACGCCGGAACAAATCTTACCTCCGGCACGACTGCTATCGCTGTTTCTGTCGGTGACGTTATCGAGGTTGTAAACCTCAGCTCCAGCAAGGTCAAGGCTGTTGCGTACCTTGCTGTCGCCGCCGATGATATTGCTGAATAATGGGAACAGTTTACGCAAGCGTAAGCGACATAACGGCACTGGGGATAAGCCTGACGGCACAGCAGCAGGAAGCGGCAGCGATACTGCTTGATACAGCGTCCTCGAAGCTCAGACTTGCTGCTGCAAAGCACGGCAAAGACCTTGACGCTCTGATCGCTGCCAGTGAGGACTACGGTGCTGCTGTGAAAAGCGTAGTAATACAGGCAACCACAAGGGCGCTTAACAGCATCACCGACTGCGCTCCGGCGGCTACACAGAATTCCGAGACCAATGGCAGTTACAGCTACTCAATGACCTATCTCAACGCAGGGCAATCACTGTATTTCCTGCGCAACGAGCTGAAAGAGCTGGGACTGCTGCGGCAGACCTATGGAGCGATAGAACTCTACGATACAGGGAGCTGATACAATGTTTACAAACCTTGCAGGCTGCACGATATACGAAAAGATAAAGCGTGACAGACAACCGGCTTACATACGCCACATATCGGGACCGTGCTACTGGCAGCCCTCGGAGGGACAGACGGGCGGAGCCGACAGGATTCCGCAGACTGACGACTTCGTTTCCATACCTGCTGCATCG